CTACACAACGCTACAGTGTAGGCATGGACGATTTATTTTACAGACTGCATTCCTATGGGACGGGATCAGTTAACGAATCATATCCCCCATACAACATTGTCAAAGAATCAGAAATCAAGTGGAGAATTGAATTAGCACTTGCTGGTTGGTCAAAAGAAGATATCGAAGTTACTACTGAAAGTAATGTTCTTGTAATAAAATCAAGAAAAGATAAGAAGGTAGAGGAAGAGTATCTACATAAGGGTGTGTCATCTCGCTCATTCGCAAGAGGGTTTAACCTATCAGATGATGTCGAAATCGGCACAGTCACTTTCAACAATGGATTGCTAGTGGTAGAATTGAGAAGGATTATCCCTGATCACCAGAAGCACAAAGTTTATGAAATCCAAGATCCTGCATTACCTGAAGGTGATGCTGATGCATCCAGCGACACACTTTAATATCCTGTCTGTAGGAATGTTGATCATGATCGGACTACTGCATAACCATGCTCATTTTCATATGAGCAATGATGCAGATGCTTATGTCAGACAATGGTGTAAGTCTTCAGATGAAAACAAAGCGACGTGTAAAAGTTACGGAGAGGATTGGTGATATATAATGATGCTTGTGTCAAACTTAACCAATGAACGTAACTATTAAACAACCTGACGGCACCGCTACAAGTTTTGAATGTCCAGAGGATGAATATATCCTTGACGCTGCTGAAGAGGCAGGAATTGATATGCCATATTCCTGTCGTGCTGGTGCATGTTCTACATGTGCTGGTAAAATCGAAAGCGGTACAGTTAATCAAGAAGACCAATCTTTCCTTGATGATGATCAACTAGAAGCGGGATTCGTGCTAACATGTGTAGCATATCCCACATCTGATGTTGTGATTTATAGTGAGAAAGAAGAGGAACTCTATTGACGACTATATAAAATACAACAGAAGAGACCCGCTGAGGGTCTCTTTTTATTTGAGGTTAGTATGAACATCTATCTAAACCTAAAACCGAATAACTATGAGGGAGAATCAGATCTCCTGACATTGGACTTGCCATCACACTGTATCGATGATATAATGAGATTGGTCCGTCCTATTGCGGAACAAAAGGAAACATCTGATTACAAAGTCCTAAAGGACGTAATTAAAGAAGCAGCATTTACTATTTCACAAAGAACAAATGAGCGTAAGAATCGTAAGAACAAGAAACGGTGAAGATGTTATCTGTGACATCCGAGAAATCTCTGCAGAAGGAGAGCAAAAAGTTCTCGGATATCAAATGATTCATCCATACACAATCTGGATTTCTGATGGTATCAATGCCGAGGATGATGAAGGTCAGATCCATAAGATCAGTAATCCTGAAATCACCATGGAACCTTTTGCACCATTAGCGAAGGAACATAAGATCATCGTTCGATACGATGAAATCATTAGTGCATACGAAACACATGACGATGTACTCAAAAAGTATAAAGAACTGGTGGAGGCAACACATGGAATCGAACCTGAAGATTCTGTTAATGACGAACAGGAGTGAGTATCTGATCGGTAAGATCACCGAGTTAGATGAAGAACCCTCCATCCTAATTGAGAAATGTTTTAAGATTTCTCCTGAAGGAAAACTTGAACCGTTCCCTGCATTTGCTTCGCAACGTGACTTGTTCTTGACATCTGAGTCAGTCTTGACTATAGTAGATCCATCAGAACAAATTGCCGAGGAGTACAAAGCAGCGAATGAGTAGGTTCTACACGAACGTCCAACTAGCAGGCAATACAATCCTGTACCGAGGGTACGAGAATGGGCAACCAGTTCAATCTCGTGCCCATTTTTCGCCTACATTATTTGTGCCCTCCAATAAAAAGGAGAAGTATCAAACTCTAAATGGCGAGTATGTCAAACCAGTAAAGTTTGATTCTGCTAAAGACGCAAGAGAGTTTATTCAACAATACGAAGGTGTCGATGGATTCAAAGTTCATGGATACGAACGTTATGTTTATCAGTTTATTTCTCAAGAATATCCTAAAGAAGTAAACTACGACATTAGTCAGATGAAGATCTTTGCACTTGATATTGAGGTGCAGTGTGAGAACGGATTCCCCAACGTAGAAGAAGCAGCAGAAGAAATGCTGTCTATCACCGTCAAAGATATGGTGACCAAGGAATATTTTTGTTGGGCAACTCGTGAATTTGAAGCACCTGATGGTGTGAAGTCACACATCTTCTGGACAGAGAATGAGATGTTGAACCATTTCCTTGGATGGTGGACACAGAATACACCTGATATCCTTACAGGTTGGAACGTGAATCTGTATGACGTTCCATATATCGCCCGTAGGGTTAATCGTGTACTTGGGGAGAAATGGATGAGAAGTCTATCCCCATGGAACCGCGCAAACGAGAGGGAAGTTTATGTCCAAGGTAGGAAAAATTATGCTTACGATATCTCTGGTGTCAATATTCTTGACTATCTGGATCTATATCGAAAGTTTACATACTCAAATCAAGAGTCTTACAGACTTGACCATATCGCTTTCGTCGAACTCGGTCAACGAAAAGTTGATCACTCTGAATACGAGAACTTCAAGGATTTCTATACCTCTGATTGGCAGAAGTTCATGGAGTACAACATTCAAGACGTTGAACTGATTGACCGTCTTGAAGACAAGATGAAGTTGTTGGAACTCGCCATCACAATGGCGTATGATGCCAAGGTAAACTTTGAAGATGTGTATAGTCAGGTCCGTATGTGGGACACGATGATATATAACTATCTAAAAGATCGTGATGTTGTAGTGCCCCCTCGTAAGGGATCTAAAAAGGATGAAAAATACGCAGGTGCTTATGTTAAAGAACCGAAACCAGGACTCTATAATTGGGTTGTGTCTTTTGACCTTAATAGCTTGTACCCTCATCTTATTATGCAGTACAACATCTCGCCAGAGACACTCCTCGACGCCAAGCATCCGTCAGCTACAGTTGATCGAATCCTTAAAGAGGAACTAGATGTCGATGGCGATTACTGTGTATGTGCTAACGGTGCTGAATACCGTAAGGACATTCATGGGTTCCTACCAGAAATGATGCAGAAGATCTACGATGAACGGACCATTTACAAGAAGAGAATGCTTAAGTCTAAGCAAGCTCTTGAACATGCCACCACATCTGCAGAAACCGTGGCACTACAAAAAGATATATCAAAGTTCAACAACATCCAAATGGCACGAAAGATCCAACTCAACAGTGCCTATGGTGCCATCGGAAACCAATACTTCCGATATTACAATCTGGCAAATGCTGAGGCGATCACTCTCTCGGGTCAAGTCTCGATTCGTTGGATCGAAGGCAAAGTAAATCAATATCTAAACAAACTACTTAAAACAGAGGATCACGATTATGTTATTGCTTCCGATACTGACAGTATCTACGTCTGTCTTGATCTACTTGTTCGCTCAGTATTTGATGGTAAAGAAGTTCCTGCAGAGAGGATCGTCAATTTCCTTGACACCGCATGTAAAGAACGCATCGAACCCTTCATCGACAAATCCTATCAACAACTAGCATCATACGTTGGTGCCTATGAGCAGAAGATGTTCATGAAGCGAGAGAACATCGCTGAGAAAGGAATCTGGACTGCAAAGAAACGATACATCCTCAATGTCTGGGACAGCGAGGGTGTCCGTTATGATAAACCTAAACTCAAGATGATGGGCATTGAGGCAGTCAAGTCCTCTACTCCCGCCGCTTGTAGGACATCCATTAAGGATTGTCTGACGGTGATCATGAATCAAGATGAAGAATCGGCACAGAAATTTATTTCTGATTTTAGAGAGGAGTTTTCATCATTGCCGATTGAAGATATCTCTTTCCCTCGTGGATGCAATGGCATAAATAAGTGGTCGAACCCATCGACCATCTATAGCAAAGGCACACCCATTCACGTTAGAGGAGCACTGCTGTATAACTTCCATAACAAGAAAAACAAACTTACTCACAAGTATCCCTTGATCCAAGACGGAGAAAAGATCAAGTTTGTGTATCTAAAAACGCCCAACAAAATCGGGGAGAACGTCATCAGTTATCTGAATACGTTCCCGAAGGAGTTTGCACTTGACAAACAGGTGGATTATGATCTACAATTCTCTAAGAGTTTCCTTGACCCGATCAAAGTAATCATGGATGTTATTGGATGGCAACCTGAAAAAGTAGCATCACTGGAGTTTCTATTCGGATGAACACATCAAAATTTATTGTGACTTACCAAAGTGCTTTTGGTTTCTCACCTAGAGAAGAAAAAGTATTTAATGATCACAAGGAGGCAGAATGGTTTGAACGTGCCATGAAACGTTCTAATTACATTACAACTTTACTAGAGGTTAAAGAGTGAGTTTTTTAAAAGATGTTGCAAAGGAGATTGGCAATGAGTATGCAGGACTTGTTAGCGATGGTGTCGCAGCAGGAGACACTGCTGATTACATTGACACTGGTAGTTACATTTTCAATGCTTTGGTTAGCGGTTCAATCTACGGTGGAGTCCCCTCAAACAAAATTACTGCTATCGCGGGTGAGTCTTCTACTGGCAAGACTTTCTTTTGTCTTGGGATTGTCCAGCATTTTCTTGAATCAAATCCCGATGCTGGAGTAATTTACTTTGAGTCTGAGTCTGCTATTTCTAGGCAGATGATTGAAGATCGTGGTATCCCATCTGATCGTATGATGATTGTACCTGTATCTACTATCGAAGAATTTCGTACTCAGTCATGCCGTATCCTTGACAAGTATATGGAACAAGACGAAGCAAACCGTCAACCCATGATGTTTGTTCTGGATTCTCTAGGTATGCTTTCATCCATGAAGGAAGTTCAGGATGTTGCCGACGCGAAGGCAGTTCGGGATATGACAAAATCACAGTTGATTAAAGGTGCGTTTCGTGTGCTAACGCTTAAATTAGGTAAAGCAAATGTCCCAATGCTGGTTACTAATCATACATATGATGTAATCGGATCTTATATTCCTACCAAGGAAATGGGAGGTGGAAGTGGACTTAAATATGCTTCATCAACAATTATATATCTATCAAAAAAGAAGGAAAAGGATGGTACGGAGGTTGTTGGAAATATTATCAAATGCAAAGCACACAAATCAAGATTAACAAAGGAGAACTCACAGGTTGAAACACGTCTTTATTACGACCGTGGACTTGACCGCTATTACGGACTATTGGAACTGGGTGAGAAATACGGAGTATTCACCAAGCGGGGGAATAGGATCGTTGTTGGTGAATCTACTGTTTACCCTAAGTCTATTCTCTCTGATCCCGAAAAATACTTCACGCCAGAAGTAATGCAGGCGTTGGATGAGGCAGCAGCGAAGGAGTTCCGTTACGGTGGATAAGTTAATCGATTATATCAAAGTGTATGATGATGTAGTCGATAGAGAATTCTGTGACGATATCATCAAAAGTTTTGAATTTGAAGAACATAATCAGAATCCAGTAAGTAGAGACAAGTGTCCTACATTCACTGAACTGAATATGTCGGCGCAGTACAATGAGAGGAATACCAGATGGATGATTCCTCAACAACAGGGACAACAATACTTTATCAATGTAGTGAATCGCTACATGGATGAACTTGATCTAAGAGACATGGACTTTCCTCCAAAGTACGTCTTTGAGGAGTTCCGAGTCAAGAGGTATGTCGCTGGCACAGATGATGAGTTTACCGATCATGTTGATGTTGGCGATCATTCCTCTGCTCGCAGATTTCTTGTGTGTTTCCTATACCTGAATGACGTTAAGGAAGGCGGCACTACAGACTTTCCTAAGATTGGTCACAGTGTTGCACCTAAGTGTGGTAGAATGTTACTGTTCCCTCCCACTTGGATGTTCCGTCATGCAGGCAGACCAGTTATTAAAGGTAACAAATACATTCTCGGAACTTATCTTCACTACCTATGAACGATCTTGAAGTCACTATCCTAAACGATCTCATTACTAATGAGAAATATACTCGTAAAGTGCTTCCATTTTTGAAGTCTGAATACTTTACTTCAAGGCAGTTCAAGGTAATCTTTTTGGAGATTCACGAGTATGTAAGTCAGTATGACACACTACCATCTCTCAATGCACTTAGCATTGAATGTCAGGAAAGAACTGACCTGACAGAGGAACAGTTTAAAGAAGTCCTTGAGGTTTTAAATGTCCTTTCCAATGATCCCGCAGACTATGATTGGCTCGTTGATACTACGGAAAAGTGGTGTCAAGAGCGTGCGATTTACTTATCGCTTATGGAATCTGTCAAGATTGCTGACGGTCAAGATTCCAAACGTGATAAAGGTGCTATTCCGTCCATTCTTTCGGAAGCTCTTGGGGTCTCGTTCGACTCGCATGTAGGACATGATTATGTCTCAGATGCAGAATCCCGTTATGATTTCTACCATAGAAAAGAAGACAAGATTCCATTCAATCTCTCAATGTTCGACAAGATTACCAAGGGTGGTCTGGTCAATAAAAGTCTTAATATTGCTTTGGCTGGCACTGGTGTCGGTAAGTCTTTGTTCATGTGCCACGTCGCTAGTAGTGTACTCTTGCAAGGCAAGAACGTTTTGTACATTACTATGGAGATGGCAGAGGAAAAGATCGCAGAGCGGATTGATGCAAACCTTTTGAACATTCCTATTCAACAACTTTCGGATCTACCCAAAGTTATGTTTGATAAGAAGATCGCAACACTTGCTAAAAAAACACAAGGTAAACTTATAATTAAAGAATACCCAACGGCATCAGCACATGTCGGACATTTTAAGTCTCTCCTTAGTGATCTTGCTCTTAAGCGGGCATTTAAACCCGATATTATTTTCGTGGACTACCTTAATATATGCGCTTCCGAGAGATATAGGGGGGCGGTTGTCAACTCGTACACTTATGTCAAGGCAATCGCTGAAGAACTTAGGGGTCTTGCCTGTGAGTGCGGCGTTCCTATTGTCTCTGCTACGCAAACCACTCGTTCAGGTTATGGCAGCACTGATGTTGACCTTACTGATACTAGTGAATCCTTTGGTCTCCCTGCTACTGCTGATCTTATGTTTGCCCTTATTTCTACCGAGGAGTTAGAAGGCATGAATCAGATTATGGTTAAGCAGTTGAAGAATAGATACAATGATCCGACAATGAACAAAAGATTCTGTATCGGTATTGACAGAGCGAAGATGAGACTGTATGATGTAGAGGATTCTGCTCAAGAGGACATCGTTGACTCTGGACAAGAACAAGAAAAAGTGGATCTAGTAAAACGATTCACCGCCAAAAAATCATTTAATGAACTGAAGTATGATTGACCCAAAGAAGTATCTGGATTTTGTAGATGCAGTCACGTCGCAACAAAGTAAAGACAATGAAGCATTTGTTTACCGTGCTCAAGAATTGCAAGGTGCAGGTTTCCCTCCCGAAAGACTGCTTACTGCGGCAGTTGGTTTGTGTGCCGAGTCTGGTGAATTCACTGAGATTGTAAAGAAGATTGTATTCCAAGGTAAAGAACCTAGCGAAGAAAATCTGTACCATATGAAACGTGAACTTGGTGACATCATGTGGTATGTTGCACAAGCATGTATTGGTCTTGACATTGGTTTCCATGAGATCCTGCAAATGAATGTAGAGAAACTCTCATCTCGTTATCCTGATGGTACATTTGATGTTTACTATTCTGAAAACAGGAAGGAAGGCGACCTTTGATTAAGGTATTCGAGAACTTTCTACCAGAGGATGAGTTCAAGACATTTCAAGACTTTGTGGGAGGAGATATCTTCCCTTGGTTTTGGAATCCGTCTATAACTTATCAGTCACAGTTGGACTTAGGACAGTTCACCCATACCTTTTTCTGTCATAATCGTGGTAGCACAAGTGATGGTTATCCTGCATTGGAACCTATCCTAACTAAACTCATGGGCAAGGGTCCTGACGAGAATCTTTATGGAGTTCTCTACAGGGCAAAGGCAAATTTAAACCCAAGACAATCTACAAATGTTCAGTTGGGTGATTATCATGCTGACTTCCCTGTAGCTTGTGAAACTGCAATATACTATGTGAATACCAATAATGGTTACACAAAGTTTGAAGATGTAAATGATGTGATATACAGTCAAGAAAATACTTTGGTTGTGTTTCCATCTCAAATTAAACACGTTGGACATGCTTGCACAGATGCAGCAAATCGTATAGTATTAAACCTCAACTACATTACATTCCCATGAACGAAAGAGACAAAGAAATTCAACTCCAGATCTATCTTGAGAAAATTTGTGATCTGTTGAATGGAACATCATCATCCATGACCGTGGTCAATTCAAGAGGCGAAGAATGGAAGCGTCTCTGTATCGACTACAAGGAATAAATAATAATAAAGGTCTTCAGTAAAGATGGCAACAAACGCTAAAGAAACTGCCAAACAGGAAAACGGTTCTAGATTCTTTTTTGAGTCAGTAATCGAGAAGAATAAAGAACCTACGGATCAGGAAATGAAAAAGATCTATGATGGGTTTGGTGCCGAGTGGAGATCAACATATAAAAAACAAACCGCAGCATTAAAAAAGTTTCTGGGATCTTCCAAAGGATATGAATATTCCAGAGACAGCGGTATTATGCCATACATTGAAGACATCGCAAAGAAAGAATGCGGTGTGTCTGTAAAGGATCGTTGGAATCCCATGGACATTGTGATGGTTAAAAAAAGTATGAGAAGAGTTGTAGAAGGAACTATAAAAGAAATTACTAATATTGATGGAATGAGTAAGGACGCTAAACTTACTCTACTCAATTCATATATGAGAGAGGCACTAAGAGATAAAGTTCTAATAGGAGTATCACTCAAGGCAATTGCAGCAAAGAAAAAAACTGCTAATGCAGAAGTTGCAAATGCTGGACAGGCAGTAGGTACACCAACCAAAGTTGATATGGTCAAAAATTCTTTGAAGTGTAATCTAACTCTAGGAAAGAAGAAACAATATCTATTTGATACAGGTGAACTTGGATTTGATATGGAGACTACCAAGGGTGGTAAAATTCATGGACAATCTAGAAACTTTCAGTATTCAAAAGAAAGGAACTTAGTACAAACAGACCTCACACCTAAAGGTAAAGATGCTGGTGCAAAACTTGGTAAAGTTTCTAGTGTTGCCCTAGACAAATTCCTAGGTGATATGGGATTAAGTCGTCCAACTTCTGCAGCAAAGCATAGACACATTCCTCCTGTTGGTAAATGGACAGATATGGAGAGACAGTATTGGATTAAACTGTATAAGAAGTTAAGTACATTCTCAATGATTGATTTTGGGGAAGTTGCTGTTTATGAAAACAATCAAAAGATTGCTGAAGGTATTGAAGCAGTTTTAGATTATGCTATTCAATATGAAACTGAAAAGGCAGATAGAAGTTCTGCTGGTAGATTCTCTTCTAAACTAATTGCTATGGAATGGGCACATATTTGGATGCAAATTTATAATAAAAAGAAGACAGCAGCATGGTGTACTGCTTTATACTATGGTGCTAAGAAAGAGTTCGGAGATTCTAACGGACCCTTCCTGAAGATCTACTGACACCTTACAAACTGTCCACTCCTATGTCCGAATCGACTCTGACGTGCTATAATAATGGTATAGACACAGAGGACATCTTGCCCAACAAACACCTAGAGCACCTTGAGGATCTCATCTTCACTGGTCGCAAGGAAGCGTTGACTGCAGTATGGTCTGCCCTAAACAAACCAGAACTGTCCGTCAAGTGGGACGGTGCTCCTGCTATTGTGTTCGGTACTAACCCTGCAAATGGCAAATTCTTCGTCGGAACCAAATCCGTTTTCAATAAAGTCAAGGTCAAGATCTGTTATACTCAGGAAGATATTGACCAATATTACAGCGGCAACGTTGCGGACATTCTTCGCTTATGCTTGCGTAATATTCCTCATATCGATGGAATTGTCCAAGGGGACTTCATTGGCGTCGGCGGTGGTTCTGTTTATCGTCCTAATACTCTTGAGTATCGGTTCGCTTCCAAGACTTGTCATAACGTTATCATTGCTCCACATACTTCTTACACAGAAGTATCTCCGTATGCTGATGCTCGCATTGGGACTCGCTTGGTCTCTGCGCTTGGTGCTATGTTTCTAGACAAGACACATGCTAACGCTCGTGTCTCTAGAACTCCTCTCTTCAACATGATCAGTTTTGCTTCTCGACTAACGAGATGCAAGATTCCTAGTGCCAAAGCACGTCCACATATTTGTAAGCATATCAATCAATTCATCCGTAATGGATGGAAGATGACCCCTGAACTATTGTACACTACGTTACCTGCTAAATATAAGGAAGAGGTTAACGTGACTACATTCAAAGTGTGGCACATGATCTTCCAGTTGAAACAACGATTGCTTGATAACATTATTGTCGATGGTTCTGTGAAGTGTTATATCAAGGGCGAACAAACTCAACACGAGGGGTTCGTTTCTGTTTCTGACAAACCCTACAAAATTGTAGACAGACTGACTTTTAGTAAAGCAAACTTCAATCTAGATAAAAATTGGACGAATGAAAAAATTTAGTGCTTTCCTAACTGAAGCCGAAAGATCTTTCGCAGCGAAATCTGCAGAGAAATTAAAACTTAAGCATATAGGTTACGGACGTTATGCAGATCCGAGAGGTAACGTCACCCATATGTCTAAGGATGGAAAACTAGTACCTATTACATCTGATAATGATCCAGGACCCCAACAATCCGCAGGAGGAGAAGAGACTGCAAATGGCGAGGGTCAGGTCGATCAAGGCGCAATATCTATTACATTTGGAAGATTTAATCCACCTACTGTTGGGCACGAGAAACTTCTTGCAAAAGTAGCAAGGGAAGCTAAAGCAAGTGGAGGAGCGTATAGAATATACCCCTCAAGGTCGGAGGATCCTAAGAAGAACCCCCTCGACGCGGGGACTAAGATTAAATTTATGCGGTTATCGTATCCAGATCATGCCAATGCGATTGTTGATAATGATGACATGCGTACCATTTTTGATGTTCTCACTGCCCTCGATGCTGACGGGTATAGTTCAGTTAATATTGTGGTGGGAGGCGACAGGGTTAGCGAGTTCAATAGTCTCGCAACGAAATACAATGGGGATCTATACACCTTTGATGAAATCAAAGTAACATCTGCAGGTGGACGTGACCCTGATGCTGAGGGTGTAGAAGGTATGTCTGCATCCAAACTTCGTAAAGCAGCAGTAGAAGGTGACTTCGATACCTTTGATAAAGGTATCACCAAATCACTTTCTAAAAAAGATAGAGAAGCAATGTTCTTAACTCTTCGCCAGTCTATGCAGGTTCAAGAAGAGTATGAAGACTTTGCAGAAGCATCATACTATCTGTATGAGATTGCTCCTAAGTTAGATCCTCAGGGTCTAAGGGAGGCATACTTTGATGGTGAATTATTTAAAGAGGGAACTTTCGTTGAAAACCTTAACACAGGGATCATTAGTAAGGTTGTTAGTTGCGGTAGCAATTACGTCATCAGTATTGATGAGTCTGATAATATTTTCAGGACTTGGTTAAAAGATCTCGTAGAAAAAAATGAAATCAAGTATTTTAATTTTACCCCTGCTGGTGAAATGGGTACTGATAAACTAGCAAACTATATGCGTAAACTTACTCCTGGTGAGTTTATTCGCAAGATAAATAAAAAGGACAAGGTTACTAAGTAAGATGAATTTAAACGAATTACCTGATATGTCTGATGCGCTCAGACAGGTTTATGAAAAGAAGAAACTTGACCCCGTTGGTCAGGAAGATTCTGATATCAATAATGACGGTAAAACCGATAAGACAGATTCTTACTTAAAGAACCGTCGTAAAACCATCGCTTCAGCGATGAAGAAAGAAGAGGTCGATGCGGTCGATGAAGCAGTCTATGGTGGCGGCAGTGCTGCACCTAAGAAGGCAGAAGACAAGCGTATGACTATCACCAATGCTGATAAGAAAGCAAACACTCCTGCTTATCAGAAATTTAAAGCAGGTGATAAGCGGTATAAAGCTGCTGATCACATGAAAGAACATCATCAGAAAGATGAGAACGGGAACACCATTCCCCATCCTATTAAGGAAGCATTCTTCTTCAGCGAAGAAGAGATTGTAGACATGGTAGAAATTGATGAAGCAACCGATGAAGAACTGGTTGACTTCATGATCGAAGCAATTGGAGAAATTGCTGAAGACGAAGAAGACCTTCTTGATATCTGTGAGCACCTTGAAAGTGTTGAAGTTATCACTGAGGTAAGCGACAAGTATTACGACTCTGCTGTTAAATCTTCAAAGGCAGCAGCAAAGGCATCAGGTCCTTCACGCATGGAGCGTATGAAGGGTGCTGCTAAGAAGGCAGCAGGTGCTATCAAGCAGGGTGCCAAGGAAGTTGGTTCTGCTGCTAAGAAAGGTATTAAGTCCGCAGGTAAGTCTGTATCAGCAAATGCTGGTAAGGCAGTTGGAACATTCCAAGCAAATCGTATCAAGGCAAAACGTGCAGAACTCGCTAAGAAGGATGCACCTAAGAAAGAAGCACCTAAGTCTTCCGATGATGACGGTACAGGTGGTAAGTTAGATTCACTGTTAGCGAAAACCAGAGGTACTTCTAGCAGTAGTTCATCCTCTGGTGGTGGCGGGGAATCTTCTAGCAGCGATGGAGGTAGTTCTTCTGGCGGTGCTAAGAAACCTGGTCTACTCAGGAGAATCGGTGGTGCTATTAAGCGTGGTCTGAAGAAAGCAGTTGGTAAAACATCTCGTGTAGTATCCAAAGGCAGCGATAAACTTGCTCGTCGTATGGGTGAAGAGTATGATCATATTGCTCATCTCTATGAGTCTGGTCTGTTCAGCATTCAAGAAATCGAGAACGTTATCGAAGAGCGTTACAAGGGTAAGCACGGTCAGTCTGACAAAGAGTATGCTGCTTCCCGCTCTCAAGGTGGTAAGATGATCTCTGGTGATGACAAGAGATCTGGTGCTGAATACACTCATGGTCGCAGAGTCAAGGCAGCAAATCCTGGTATGCAACCTGACGTAGGTGGCAAGACAAAACCCAAGTCCCAAGGTAAGATGGACAGAGGCACCAAAGCAGATCTTATGTATCGCAAGGCAAATCTGAAGAAAGAAGAGGTTGAGCAGGTTGATGAAATGAGATTTGATGATGGTCCTGAGGGAACCAAAAAGAGAAAGGCGGCACTTGAGAAAAAGCGTGGCATGAAACTTGATGGTCATCCTCAATTTGATGATGGAACAAAGAAACCACCTAGAACTGCAAAGGGTGCGATGGCATATGATGGTCCTAACAAGGCAGCATCAGAAGCAAGAGATCGTATCATCGCTAAGACAAAAGCAATGAGAGCTAAGAAGGGGATGAAGTGATGTTATCATTTTCACAATTACAAGAGAAGAAGACCAAAGTCATTATAAATCCTAAAAAGGATCAGGTGATGGAGGCTCCTGATGGTTTGAAAAAGAATCATGGTGAAGACTGTGATTGTAAAAAGTGTGATACTAAACGCCGAAAGGAAGAACTACAGGATGAACCAGAAATTTCTACGGAGGAAACCGCCTATGTCAGTCAAGAAAAAGTCACAGAAGAAAGCAATCAAGAAAGCGATTCTGCGACGAAACTCTTGACCTTCAATCAATATAATGAAGAGTCGATCAAGATGTCTCGTAAAGAGTATTCTAAGATTCACAAGGACTTCAAAAGTGATGATCCCAAGAATCCTAGAACTACGAGATATGTAAAGGGTAAAGGAACAGTTTCATCTCCTGTAACTTTCACTGATGAGTATGTCCCTGAGGCAACTCGTCTTAAGAAAGAGAAAGGATATGATGTAGGTGGAACTAAGAAACCTGCACCAAAGTCTAAGTCTGACAAACCATCTGCATTAGATATTGTGAGGGCATCGATTACCAAACAATATGGTAAAGGTGCTATCATGAATACAAGTGGTAGTAGACAGCAGAAGAAAGTCAGGGGTGCAAAAGATACTCGTGGCACTGGTAAGTACAAGAAAGCAGCAGATGAGAAAAAACAAACTGCCGCTGATGCTAAGAAACGTGGTTTCAAAGATAGTAAATCTTATAGAGAAACTATGGCTCGTTATGGTGGTAAAGACAACTACGATAAAGGACGCGGTTTAGGAACATGAACGAAGAACTCGCTCATCTGAAGAAAGAAAAAGAACATAAAGAACGTGACGCTCGCATGAAATACGGCAAGCGTTACAAAGAAGTCATGGCGAAAGGAGAGAAAGCAAAGGAAAAACTCTACACTGATACCAGAAAGAAAGGTGTTCGTTTCTACGACAAGAAGGGTTCTGGTTACATGAAGGGTGGTAAGAAAACTTACGATTGAGCCTATATAGGATAGACCCTATTTTGGTATAAAATCATGTTAGTATCTTTTCTTCTTCCGTTTGCGAAAAAGATTGTAAGTGATGCAGTTGCTAAGATTCCCGACGATGCAGAACTCGGTGAAAAACTTATTGACATCTGCATCTTAGTCTTAGAAAAGGCAGTAAAGCTCACTAAGACGACCGCCGATGACGCTCTACTAGAGTCAGTTAAGAAGGCATTGGTTACTCGTGAAGAGTGATCTGAGACGATTCTAGAGGGGTCTCAGAGACCCCTATTTTTATAAATAACTATAACAAAACAATAGGAATTTAGGAGCATTACCATGGCACTTTACGGTGTAACTGACGCTGACGAATCTAAACCCAAGTGGGCTGTACGAGGTGGTGCAGTAGACCCTCAAAATATCTTTGCGACAAGCGAAGGATGGGTATTACGTCACTACAAGAATGCCGCAAAAACTGCATTCTGGGATGAAGTTCTCGTAGCAGTTGACGGACTTGTCGGTGCTGGTGGTCGTGGTACAAACACTCTTGCTGAAGCAGATATCACCGCAGTCTTCTTTGAGGAGACAGGTTATGCTGGTGGTGCAACAGGAACTGTTGTTGTTATCTACAACGAACAGGTTGATGTCACTAATGGCGCAACCTTAGTTGTTAGAAATACAACTGATAGTGCCAACATCACTGCTACTGCTGCTGCACAGACTGGTGTAAACCGTGTTGAGTTTACATTCACTGCTGCTGCAACTGGTAAAGCACATGCTATCCAAGCACAAACAATCTCTGGAACTATCGTTGACTCAACAGGTGGTGCAACATCTGATAAGGCATTCGCAACTGGAGATGTAGTAGGTGCTGGTGGATCTGGTTCTACTAAAACCTTTACTGCAAGTTAATTAAATGAAATTTGACGAATTGAATGAAGGAAACTACATTCTCTTCGCCATAAAGCATTATGAAAATCCTCATTGCGTAACACGCGATGACTTCGATGAAGACATGAAACGCTTCAAGTATCTGAAAAGACTCTTGAAGCGTTATGTGCGAGGACAAGCGTTAAGAACGCACTTGATTATAAATCACCTTATAATTCTGTATAATGTTTTTGGTGAAGCTGCTACACCCCTCCTCTTTTTCAAGTTAGAAAGAGAATATTGGTGTATTTTGAAGACTGTATTGGGTTACCTTAATAAATATCCTGTAGGGATGCTTCCAGAACTAGAGGAAGATCCTGATATTCAAGAAGAACTTTCAAAGCTATGACCGTAATGACTGCTGGGACAGGTGGATTTAGTGGTAGTGCAGACGCCACAGGTCCGAACGCGGGTTATGATCCTGTCATGAAGTTTCGCGGCAAAATTAAAAAGAAGGACGCAAAGAAACTCGTGGCACCTGGCAATAAGTTAGGAGAATCAAGAGAGAATCCTACAACACCATCAAGGTTGTTTCAATATAAAGTAAATATTCCTGAAGTTGGTGAGACAGTAATCTATGCTAACTCACCTGCTGAACTGCAGCGTAAACTTCGTATGGTGATCATGCCTTCTCATAGAAAGGATATTAACATAGAAAGAATTTTACCTGGTAGTGCTGGTAAATTTTTCATGGACAAAAGGATGAAGCATATGCGTAACGTATCAGAGCAAGCTGAGGCACAAGTAAAGCAACAGCAAGCAAACATGAAGATCAACATGGAAAAGAAAAAGATCATGCTTAAGAAGCAAGAACTTCAAAAGCAATTACAAGCAAAGACACAACAACTCAAGAAACAAGCACGGGCGGGTGCTGAAATGGACGCTACTAGGTAATGTCTGATATTAACTCAGCAATATTAGAAAGATTAGAAAGGGTAGTAGACTCCTTACAGGAAAACTCTGTAAAGATGGGGCAACTGCTCGCGGTTCATAATGAGAAGTTGGATAAGCAAGACAAAGTTGATGAGGTCTTGTTTGAAAAGATTGATAGAATACATGATGACATCACACGAGAGACTGACGCAATCAAGAAAGGATGTGAGAGAGACATCCGTAAGATTGATGAAAGACTCAGAGTTATGGAGAAGAAGATGTGGACCATATTTGGCGGTCTCACTGTAATATCTTTTTTATTATCAGCACCAGGTCAGCAAATCATGAGACAGTTGACAGGTGGACAAAATACTAGTATGATGGATTCCAGTGGGATCCATAGAATTGTCTAATTTTGTTGATGTACATTATGTGAATCTTCTTTCTGGTCGTCTGGACAAGTTCGCCAGAAAGAAAGAGGATCTCTATAATTTCCGATGCCCTTATTGTGGTGACTCACAGAAGCACAAGAATAAGGCACGAGGATACTTCTTCCGTATGAAAACGGATATGGTATACAAGTGCCATAATTGTGGTGTCGGTAGAACGCTTCCAAACTTCTTGAAGGACAATGCTCCTGACCTTTATGATGAATACATCATGGAGAGATATAAGAATGGAAGTACAGGCAAAGGATCGTTTGTTCCTAAACCAAAAATGACCGATTTTCTTAAACCGAAGTTCAAGAAAAAAGGTAAACTACAATCTATTTCAGAACTAAATATTCCACACCCTGCACTAGGATATATCCTCGGTCGTCAGATTCCCAAAGTAAACTTCAAGGATCTGTATTACGTCGATAACTTTTGCACATGGGTCAACACCCAGAAACCTACGTTTGAGAATGTCAAAAAGGATCACCCCAGAATTATTATTCCTTTCATTGACAGCAATGGCGAATGGTTTGGATTCCAAGGGAGGTCTCTAGATCCGCATGACAAGATGCGTTACATCACTGTTATGTTGGATGAGAACAGATCGAAGGTATTTGGACTTGACAGGGTAGATTTTAAAAAGACTGTATACATCACAGAAGGACCCTTCGATAGTCTATACATAGATAACGCGATTGCCATGGCAGGTGCCGATATTGATTGGAACTTGCTGGATGGTAAAGAAGTTGTCTTTGTATTTGATAATGAAAAGAGAAACTCTGAGATTGTCAACCGCATGAAAAAAGCGATTGACAAAGGATATGAGGTCGTAATTTGGCCACACAATCTACAAGAGAAAGATATAAATGATATGTTCCTCGCTGGACATGATGTTCAATCTCTGGTAGAATTTAACACCTATGACGGTTTAGAAGCACACGTTAAACTAACTGAATGGAAAAAGGTATGACACCCAAAGAAATCTTTGTTATTAAAAGGGATGGTGAGAAAACACCTCTCGATTTAGATAAGATTCATAGAATGGTAGAACTCGCTTGCAACGGTCTTGCAGGCGTCTCTGAGAGTCAGGTGGAAATGAATGCCAACCTGCAATTGTTTGATGGCATCAAGACCTCTGATATTCAAGAAATTCTTATCAGGTCTGCAAATGACCTTATTGATCTGGACGCACCCAACTATCAATTCGTTGCTGCTAGACTGCTTCTATTCAGTTTGAGAAAAGCAGTTTATAATGGACATCCAGATGGTCACCCTCCTCTGAA